GAACAGGCTCAGGTTCTTGGGGCGGCCAAGCGAGAGGTAGTAGTTGGGTTCCTCAAGGATCGGCTTGGTCACGCCTTCGAGGTACATTATGCACCCCTCGCGGCTCGATATGTACCAGCAGCTCTGGCGGTCCTTGTCCACTGCGTTGCCCCTGCGGTTTATGACCATCCCCTTCACGGGGGCGAAGTTCTTCCCGGCAGGCACCTCCGTGTCGGGATAGGTCACGACTGTCAGCGTGTTGGCGCTCGCGTTGACTGACACCGGGCGGAACCAGGAGGTGAAATGGCTGCCGTCGGCAAGCAGCGTGTTGACCGAGCCGTATATGACGTCATGCTCCCTGAAGGCGTGGAAGTCGAAGTCCCACCGCTTGCGCATGGTCAGCACGTAGGTGTCCGGGGCGGTCTGCTCCACCTTCTCCACGGTGCCGGACTCCGTGAACACGAAGTCGCTCTCGACGGCGCTGAGGCGGTTGAAGATAAGCTCCATTACCTTCATGTAGGTGCGAACCTCTATGCTCTCCACCTGCGCGTTGCCCCGGTCATCGACGCCGGCGCCCATGCCGGCGAGCATGGAGTTGACGAATGTTCCGACCTCGAGCCCACCCTTTGCCTTCAGCAGTCCTTCCGAGACAAGCCCCTTCAGGAAGGTTATAAGTCCTTTGGCCGTGTCGTCGGCCTTGCGGCTCAAGGCACGCTCGGCTATCTCGGCCACGGTGCGCAGGGCGCTCAGCAGGTTGCTGTCGGTCAGCTTCGTCAGGTCGCCTGTCTTTATTATGTCGGGAAGGGCCGACATGGAGGCAAGCCCCTTGGCATAGTTCCTGACGGAGCTGATGCTGTCGGCCACCTTCTCCATCGCGGTCCGGCTCAGTGCGTCCCCTATCTCGATGTCCATCTGCGAGGGGAGGTTGACCTTCCGCGTCACCTTGATTATGCGGCTGTCGCGGTACCCCGACTCCGGAAAGTATTCCGCGCTCTCGAGACGCACCCGGCGCCCTATGTAGAGGTCGGCGCCGGTCTGTTCCACCCACACATGGTCGGTGGGTGCCTTGAATACCGCTATGTCTATGGCGTGTTCGGAGTTGAAGGCATCGACGGCGTCCTTGAACTCCTGCTCGGCAAGCGCGTAGTATTCGTCCGGCATCCTTATGTTCCAGAGTATGTAGCGGTCTCCCGCCTTCGGAACGAGCGTGTCGTTGGGGAGCTGGGTGTCATCATCCGGGAATATCGTGATTATCTCGAACTCCCCTGTGGAGCTGTTGTAGTTTGTCTCAAAATAGTATGTCCCGTTGTCGTCGTTCCCGAGTCCGGCAAGCTCGCTCCCTTCCTGGAAGCTCACACGCTTGACAAGGCCGGCGATCTCATAGTCATTGGGATTGAACGGCAGGTCGCTGTCCTTGAAATAGTATATGGTGAAGTCCTTGCCGTCGTCGCCTTTTCTGGTCTCGGAGCGCACGGAGCTGACGGTGCCTGTCCTTCGCGGGTATATGTCCGCGAAGGCGGCTGTCTCGTAGTGGTCCACACGCCCGTATTTCTCGGCGTTGACCTCGACATATTTCTGTCCGCCGGGAAGCTGCAGCCTGCTGTAGCCGTATCGCGACGGGTCGATGTTGCGGCGGCTGCCCACCGGGTAGAGCCTGGTGTAAAACTTGACATTCCGCGCCGTTCCCGGGTCTATCGACACGAGGCCGTTGTCGTATCCGAGCGTCAGGGGCTCGCCGCGTTCACAGCGGCAGATGTTGACGGTCTGCCCGTCGAACCAGTATTCGGTCCCTGTTTTCTCGGCAATCTCGCGCAGTGCCTCGTCGCAGTATTTTCCCTCGTAGTCGATGACGATGTTCTCCGTGCCGGAAACCTCGCCCACCTTCCAGTCGGCGCCGCCGCCCATGCCGGCGTTTATGCATCTCACGACCAGGGCGGCGTGCTCCCTCGCGGGGGCGGTCAGGGTGAACACCGGCTCCTGCGCGCCGTCGGTGTCATTCAGGACCAGCAGGTTCTTTATCCTGCTCTCGATCCCGTAGAGTTTGAGGTCGTAGGCCCACTCGAGGGTGGACTTCTGCCTCGGGCGGTACCGCTCGGCCAGCCAGTAGGTCTCGCCGAGGAACTCGGCCATGTCGTCCACGTCGAGCGCCACATACTCCGGCAGGGTGAACGAAAGGGTCAGGACGTTGTCGCCCTGGATCTCCTTCGCCTGGGTGGAGCTGTCGCCCGGCGAGAGCACGGCCTTCACCGCACCGTCTTTTCCGTATATCGTTATTGCCATGTCTGAACGGTGTTGGAATGTGGTTAGAATGTCGGTTCGGGTTCCTTGAATGTCACCTTGAAGCGCCCCGCATGGACGCCTTCGTTCCAAAGGTAGGTGAGCGGTCTGTAGCCGGGACAGCTGACATAGAACATGCGCATGGTCATGTCCAGCGATGGGAACGAGAATGTCAGCCACCCTCCGTCACCCTGCTTGAGCATGGTGATGAAGGCGCGGTATCTCGACAGCCATTCCCTCCTTGTCGGGGCGAATATGGCGAAATGCAGCGTGACCTCGCGCTCCTGGTTCCTGACCTCGAGGGTGTCGGAGTATTTCACCCCGTCGCGCTCGCGTATGTCCACGCCGACGTGCGCCTTGGCCTTGGAGGGCGTCATTATGGCCGTGAGATTCTCCCTGCCCCCCTTCTTTTCCTCGGTCAGAAACGCGCCGTACTCTTTCCAGATGTCGGCCCCGTTGATTGTCACAAGTCCTTCGAGTGCTTCCATTGCCTATATCTTTATTCCGTCCCGCATTATCTTCTCAATCATGTCCCTTATCTCAGCCACGCCCGCGGCGCTCGACCCGGTGTTCTCGGCGATCCGCGCGAGGTATCCCTCGGCGATATTCATTTTCTCCGCCACGTTCTCGACCGTCGAGTCAATCTCCGAAACGTGCATCAGCACGCCCGTGAACACTCCCTCGAGCTTCGTTCCCTGGTCCTGGGTCATGGCCGTGTAGGTTCCGGCACGCCCGTTCTGGGAGTGTCCCTCCCCGCCGCGGATGTCTATCCCGGCCTCGCCGAGCATCCCGGCGACGGTCTCCATCAACCCCTCCAGCGTCGGGAGGCTGCTTCCATAGCGGTCTATGAGTCCGCCGGTGAGCTTTGCCACCTCGCCCATCAGCTCCGTCTCGGCCAGCTTCCCTTCGGCGTACTTCTCATACACGGCTGCGATGTCGTCGCTGAAGGTTCCCACCACCTTCTCGATGACGATTGTCCGCAGCATGTCAGAGACTATGTCCCGGAACGTTTCAGAGGCATATTCCCTGAAGGAGTCGAGGGCATCCTTCCCGCTGTCCAGCCAGTCCCACAGGCTGTCGACAAGGTTATCGACGAGAGGCTCGTACATCGAGCTGACGTACTCGCGCAGGTTACGCAGGTACTCGTCATATTTTTCCCGCAGTTCAATCAGCGCCTCGAGGGTTTCGCGGGTCTGCCCCACGAGCTTGTCGCCGTAGTTGTCGAGTATGGACTTGGCGAGTTCTTTGTCTATAAGGCCCTTGTCGTCGAACAGTTCGCCGAGGCCGTTGTTGCGGGCCCAGGTGACAAGATCCTCGGTCTTCTGTGAGTGGCCGCCTATGCCGGTGCCGAGGAAGCCGCTGCTCTTCTTCCGGGTCTCGATGCGCAGGTTGTTGACGGCGGCTGTGGTTCCCTCGTCATATCCTCCCTGCCCCCACAGGTCGCGCCATTCGTCCCACCATGACAGTGCCGAAAGATTCCCCATGACCCAGTTGAAGGCTCCGGTGAGCCAGCCGCCCCCGCTCTGGTTGCGGTATATGGCCTGGGCCTCGGACGCTTTCTTGACATAGGAGGCATAAACCTCGTCGTGGTGCTCGCGCCAGTCCTTGAGGTTCCGCAAGCCGTCCTCGGCAAACCATGAGTCCTCTTCCTGCCGCGCCTCAAGCACGGCGAGCCTGTACTGGCTGACTGCATCCGTAAGGGCGTTTATCTCCCTGACCTTCTCGGCGTAGGCCTCGTATTCCCTGAATGCCTTGTTGCTGCCGAGCTCGCTGATCTTCTGCAAGAGCTGCACGGCTGTGGACACGATAGTCAGTATGATGGATGCCTTTTCGACTGCCGAAACTGCCTCTACTCCGACCTTCTGCACCGTGGCGATTCCATTGATTGTGTCAGTGATAAAGGTGCCGACATCGAATATCAGACCAATTATCTCTCCGGCAGTCCCTCCAATAGCCTCGCCTACGCCCTTTATGGCCTCGGCAAGCTGGGATACCTTGTCGCGGGCCTCCTTTTCGGCCTTGACAAAGTTGTTGCTCGCCTTGGTGTGCCTGTCCTTGGCCTCGGTATATTTTTTCATGGCATCCCCCATGCTGAGATAGGTCGCCACTATAACGGGCTTGCCGCTGGCATCGAAACCCTCGGATTTCAGTCCGGTGAACACCTTTCCGCCATTGGTCACAGTGTCAAGCTGCCTCTTTGCAGCCGCGAGCTCGCGGTTGGCCGAGGTCAGTTCCTCCGCCCGCTTTGACAGATTCCCGAACGGATCCCTGCTGTCAATCTCCTCCATCAGAGAGCGGATGGTGTCGGTGTATTCGCGAAGGTCCTGCGGGTCGAGCGCGGAGGAAGCCGCGCTCTTGGCTTTCTCGAACTGCTTCAACAGCTCCTGCAACGTCTCTGTCGAGGTGTCGCGCAGATCCTCGAACGCGCGGACATATTCCGGCGACCGGCGCAGGACCTCGAAGTCGTGGTTCGCAAGCTCGCGGCCCCTGGACTTTACCGCCTCCGCTATCGAGCGGTCGTAGACAGCCATGGCTGCCTCGTCGCCGGCTGCCTCGGCCTGCAACCGGCCCTGGCGCAGTCCCTCGATGTCCTCGTTGTGCCTGCGCTCTATCTCGAGGCGCTTGTCGGCGTATGACTGGTACTGGTCGGCCAGTTCTTTGTACAGCCTCGAAGTCGCTGCCTTGTATACGGATTCGTTGAGCTCGTCGGAGCGTTCAATCTCCGACCGCTGGCCGTCAGTAAGCCCGTCGGGGCCAAGACCTGTCATTCCGGCTTGGGCGTTCTGAGTCCGCCAGTCGCTACGCTGCTTGTCGGCAGCTGCTTTTCTCGCCTTGTATTCTTCCCGGATCCGGCGGATCTTCTTCTGAAGTCCCTCCTCCATCACCTCGACCTCGGCCTCGTCATTCTCCTGCTGCAGCGCGACAAGTTCGAGCCCGAGTTTGCGGCGCTGCTCTTTCATGCGGTCTTCCTCGCGATGCTGCTGCTCGCGCTTCTTCACCGCGGATTCGGCATCCTTGTCGGTGCCGAGCCTGACTTTGTCATATTCCTTCTTGGCTGCATCGACTGCCTCCTTGAGTTTTTTCGCCTTCTCCTCGAATTCGGCCTTGGTCATGGAGCCCGAGGTTTTCCCTATGAAGTCGTTGTACTCCTTGAGGGCCTTCTCATACTCCCTTCTGGCGGATGCGGCCCACGTCGCCGGGTTCTCCTTGTCGGACTCCCGGCGGTTCTGTTCCGCGCGCAGCTTGTTCAACTGGTACTGCAGCTCCTCGCGGGTATATGTGCCCTCTGTGGCGGCATTTCCTTTTAACGCGCCGTACTTCTTCTCTTGGAGTTCCATCTGCGCCAGCAGCTCCTCGCGGGCCTTTACCTGCGCCGCGAGGGTCTCGTTGCTTATTCCTGTCAGGTTCGCGAAGTAGGCGTTGACCTCCTCCTTGCGTACGGCGGCGGAAAGGTTCCTTCTCTTGCCGAGAAGGTTCTTCAGCTCTGTATCCTCCGCAGAGGACAGGCCGCCTGTGCGATGGCTGTATGTTCCCCATGTGGATGATGACGTCACATAGCGCCCGGTCGCCTTCTTTGCCTCGAGCTCGGCTATGCGCCTCTCCACGGCATCGAGCTCGTTCTGCGGGTTCGTGATGGACCTGCCGCTCTCGAGGGAAGCTATCTCCTCCTTGATCTGTTTGATGTTTTTAAGTTTCTCGTACTCGGTGTCATACTTGGCGAAAATGTCCGGGTACTTCATCTCGAGCCTGTTCAGGGCCTCGCGCCTGGTGTCGGTCGATACGGCCTCGTTGCCGGCGATGGAGCAGAGTTCCTCTATTTTACGGCGGTGTTCCTCCTCTGCCTCGATGGTCTTCTGTTTCTGTGCCTGGTAGTCCTCTTCGGCCTCCCTGAGCCGTTCGGTCTCAGTCTTCATGGAGACGAGAGCCACGGCGCATCCGGCGAGCAGCGTGGCCACGAGGACGTAGGGGTTGGAGAGCATGGTGGCATTGAGCATTTTCTGTGCCTTCTCCACCAGCAGGAGCCAGTTGTAGTGCAGTGCCTCGGCTGCCGTGGCCCACCCCTTCATGGCGGTGACGGTCATCAGCGCAGTGCGGTAAACGCCGTAAGTGGCGGCTACGCCGAGCAGTATGCGCCCGAAACGCTCATAATGCTCTATCATATACGACACGTCGGAAAGTGTGCCGCTGATGATTCCCTGCGACTTCTGTCCGATTTCGTTGAACATCATCTGAATGGCATCCTCAATGTTGGAAATCTGTCCGGCGATGGTCTTTGACTGCGCCTCCATGAGACCGCCGAACTTGCCGCCTTCGTCGGTCAGGCTCTCGATGACCTTCTGCACCTCGGGGAATCCCACTTTGCCTGCTTCCACGAGTTCCTTGACCCTGCTCTCGGACACGCCGAACTGTTTGGCGAGCTCACCAAGCATTGGTATGCCGCGCCCGGTGAACTGATTGAGGTCCTGGGTGTATAGGCGGCCCTGCGCCATCGTGGTGCCGTAGAGATACACGAGGTCGTTCAGCGGCACGGACAGGCCGGCGGCGATGTCGCCCAGCCTCACGAGCGTGCCGTTGACTTTCTCCGTCTCAAGACCGTAGGCGAGAAGCTGTTTCGCACCGCCGGCCACGTCCTCGAGTCCGAAGGGGGTCGTGGCAGCCGTCCTGACGAGCTGCTGCATGAGCGCGTCGGCTTTGGAGGCGCTCCCGAGCATTGTGTGGAATGCGACCTCCAGCTGCTGGAACTCGCCGCGCACCGACGCTATCTTCGACACGAGTTCCTTCATGGCGAATGCACCGGCAAGCCTCTTGACAGTCTTATCCATGGACGTGGTCGCCTTGTCGAGCTCCTCCATCTCGCGCTTCGCCTTCCGGGTCTCGGCTGTAAGCTCTGAAACGCCGCCCCGGGCGCTCCTGGCCCCCGGGGTGACGCGGTCGTTCAGTATTATTTCTATCCTTACGGGCTGCATGTCATTTTTCGAGTTGGCTTCTGAAGAATCCCGCTATCTCTCCGGCCTCTTCCTCGGCGGTCCTGCCGGGCACGATCTCTTTCGCCTTGCGGCGCACATAGCGGGGCGCGTCGCTCAGCATCATGATTAGGGTCTGGTAGTTCACGCCGGTGAGTATGTAGTCCATGCTCCAGCCTGTGGCGCCGGCTATCTGCCACACAAACCCGAAGAGGCTATGGGAGCCTTCGTATGAGGCTCTTAACTCCCCTTCCTTCTTTGGCTCGTCCTCGGCTTCATCGGATTCGTCCGCTCCGCCGATCTGATAATAGGAATAAAAGGGTCTGTGCCCATCAGCGACACGAACCTGCGCATCGCCCCGAGCAGGTGCTCGTTGCTCATCCAGTGCCGCACCGCCCATGTCACGGGCCGCAGAAGGATCCGGCGCTTAAGTTCGCCACGGCATATCGTCAGCGCGATCATGCGGGCTATCTTCAGGCCGTGCTCCGCGAGGAAGCGCATCTCCTGCTCCTTGGTGAACTCCCACATCTGCCGGCTGGTGACGCCCATGGAGAGATAGATCCTCGCTATCCGTATCTGCCCGTCGAGGCACGGGCGGCGCATCGTGGCGCGTATCTCTACCGGCTTTTTCCTGAAGGGGAGGCGGAGGCTCTTCAGCGGCACGGACACTCCCGCGTCGAGAAGGGCGTCCGCCCCCTCCATCTCTATGTGCCGGATTGTGGCTTCGTCCATGGCTTATCCTTCGGGCTGTGCGGCCTGTTCGCCGGACGTGGATTTCTTTGGCAGCAGCCACCCGTCCTTTTCAGTCCATTCGGCGGGGAGGCTCGATGTCTCGAACACGCCGTAAGGGGGTATTCCGGCGGTGGCCGGCATGGACAGTTTCAGCTCGACCTCGATCTTCGCGGTCTCGGTCAGCGTCAGCTTGCCGGCAAGGTCGGAGAGCAGCGTGGCGTTGGGAATGAGGACTGACTGCCCGGACACGAGGGCGATTTCCCACGGCCCTTCCAGAACGAGGGCCGCGGCGGGAGCCGTCCAGCCCACCGTCTTGTCGCCTGATTTGTGCAGGTCGCCGCCGAGCAGCTGTCTGAGACTGTCAAAGTTGAGCTGTATCATGTCGAACTTGGGCGAGATCTTGCCGTTGGACTGCGGTATGACGAGCACGGCCGCGCCGGGCACCTGCTCGGCCTCGATTTCGGCGGCCTCGGGCTTGACGCCGCCCATGTCGAAAGAGTTCTTGGCTATATAGCCCACGGGGGCTCCCTTGTATTTCACGGCTCCGATGCCGTACATGAAGTCTTTGTTCATTTTTGGTCCTTTTTGAATATTCTGAATATTGTTGTAAATGACGCGCCTGCAGCGATTCCTGTCGCGAGAAGATATAGCTTATCGAAAAGGGAACTGTCGCGCCGTCCCTCCTCGGCCCGGTTTAGTTCATCCTGTTTCTGCTCAAGGGCGTCGCGGGCGGTGTGGTAGAGCGCCTCGTAATATTCCACCTGACGCTGCAGGGAGTCGCAGGTGCCGGTGATATAGATTATGCCGCCTTGATGGGTGGCCTCTACATGGGCGCGGTCCTTGCTCTCGCGGTAGGCGGCTCCTTCGGGCAGCTTAAGGAGGCTGTCCACGGATATCGCCAGGCTCACCCGGCTCTCCGGCACCGGAAGCGTAGTTATCGTTCTGGTCGCTGACGCGGTAGTGTCGCTCTTCGCGAAGGTCGAAGATGTCTGCTCCTGCTGCGTCTGTGTCTTTTTGGTTGTCGCGCAGCTTGAAAAGCACAGGGCAATAGTCAGAATGACGACAACCGGAAGCAGCCTCGACAGCCTTGCGCAGCCGGGCCATTTCTCTCTTGGTAGAGGCCATCTCTTTCTTTGTGGCCTGAAGGTCCTCTCGTGTTGCATTGAGTTCTTCTTTTAAGGGTTTGACGATGTTCTCCACCAGAATCCGTGTAGCGTTCTCGGTGTTGGTGATGCGCACGGTCTCTGCGTCAGCCTTTGCCTTCTCCGCATCGGCGTTGGCCTTGCGCACAGTGGCTTTCATGGTGGCCACTGCCACCACGAGCCCCACAAGGCCGGTGCCGAGAAGAATGTTTAGGATTTCGCTGAAATTCATAGCTAACGAGCGTAAACGGATGCTTGCATTTGCTTACCGAGTGACGCATGAATTGCGCCTGGCGAGCGACATCGCTGTGTTTGGTTTGATTGGTTGTTACTGGTATATGCCTATTGACCTGAGCCATTCCTGCACGTCGAAACTCGGGCAGGCCTTGGCCGCGACCTCGTTGTGGCCGATGATGCGGACCTCGGGGAAGCGGCGGT